ATCGCATTTTTCGATGTACCGCCGGAGATCGATGTTCCGCGTCATGCGGATACCATACTGAGCCAAACTTTGAATGATCGGACAACCCGGATATTGATAGGCAAATGACATAGACTTTGCAGCTAGAAGCTCTCGGAGTCTAACACGGTTACAGTTGACATAGAAGGGCCCTGCCCAACCAAAGTCCGCGATTACCTCACGCGGATCTGTAACAATGATTAAGGTTTCTGGATCGAAGATTAGTCCACAAAACGACGCCCGATGGAGGTCGTTAAATTTCTGAATTTTAATGGTCAAACCCAGTTTTGTGAACAATGAATCATCAATACTTTGATGACTCTCAAATCGAAAAAGACCGTCGTCACCTTCAACAAAGCCTGCCACGTCTTCCTCCTTGATGCCAGCCTTAAAGCAAACAAACAGGAAAATCATGAGATTGGCAAAAGAATTGCCAAGTGAAGTGCACATCTCACCAGACATGCGTGACTCGATCCCCCGCGCAGTAAACCCCTTGTAGTTGCAAGTATTCTGCGCGCCAATGACGGAGTGGACCAACTCTCGCCAGATACTGCCTTCCGGCAGCCTCTCGGTCATGAAATCATACAATTGAAACTCAACCTCAGCCATCAGCTGTGGATCAAAGTGTGACTCAAAAGCCGAATAGTCCGTGGCGTAATATTTAGCTGTGGGGCTATAAAGAGCCTCCCACACACGCCGCGCGCGGTCTTTCACCGGGGTCTTCTTGATGAACCACTTCATCTTGAAAAGAACTCGCTCGATGGCCGCGAAGATTGGTCCGACTGCGCATTTAAATTCATCGCTACGTGAATTAATGCCCCGCAAGTGTTTGTAAGCAGCATATGACTCAGCTTTACTAAATGACTTGCAAGACGTTTGCCGTTCAGTGAACGGAGCAGCAAATGCAGCCCAGACCCGTCTTAACTCTTCCTTACGTCGCAAACTATACTTGGTTTGTGCTAACCAAGTTTCAAAGCTAACGTCCTCCTCCACACCTAGTGGTACGAGATTTTTATCGAGCCATCTTTTGACAAACCGTGTCAGCTCGATCCTTAGCCCGCGGTCGGCGGGCGGGTGTTTAAACGCAACTCGTTTTAACACGCCAGCAGCATTGGATGCCGTGTCTGTCAAAT